CACGGTATATCCCTTCGCGTAAATCTTCGACATGATCGACCAGAGGTTGTGTCCCGTCAGCATCGCCGACAGCGTGACGGTGGCCGCGCCGCCCGAGGGCGTGACGCGGAGCCCGAGGAACCGCAACCGACCCGCCGCGGTCTCCCCTTGCGGTAACGGCATGAAGATCAACGCCCCCGCCGGCATGTCAGCCGACAGGAACGTGCGCTCCGACAGCACGATCAGTCCCGCCGTCAACGCCTCGTCGGTGGTTTCGATGATCTCCACCTTGACGGTCGTCGAGGACGCGGCGACGTTGACGTTGATCCCGAACCCCATCGGTTCGCCCGTCGCAATCTCCCGCTTGGGCGTGACGTTGCCGAGATCGATCGAGCGCTCCGACACCGCCGCGGCCGTGAACGCCTGGGCGTTGCAGACCCGAAGTAAAGCATCGAGAAACATGATTCAGGCTCCTTTGTCCCGTCAACGGGACGGAACAGAGTTAGACGACCGTGGCCTCGGTTTCGAGGAGCTGATCGACCTTGTTGATCGGAATCCCGCGGAACGTCGGCCGCACCGTGCCGTCCACGTTCTCGAAGGTGAACCCGCCGCCGCTCGCCACGTCATCACGCCGCTGAATATCGAGCATCTGGAACACCGTGCGGTTCATGTAGAACGCCGGGCGTCCCACTTTGAACGACGGGATCCGGTGATACGCCTTGATCATCAGCTCGGTCAGGTCCGCCGCCGAGGACTTCGCCGTGAGGTCGCTGATGTCGATGTTGCAGATCCGGACGGCGTAGCGCCAGTCTTTCACCATCAGCCCGCACTTCCACTGCCAGCGCTCGGACAGCACGACGAGCCGCGAGGCGCCGATGCCGTTCGCGCCGTAGACGATCTGCTCGCCCTTGTCCTCGTGAATCAGGCCCGCCTTCGAGCCCTTCGGGAACAAGCCGCTGATCGTGTTCTTGCCCCACACCACGAGCCACACGCTCGAGTTGTCGGAGCCCGATCCGCCCGCGCTGATCACGTTCGACGCATTGGCTGCGCCGCTGATCGCCGAGTAGCGCGGCGACAGGCCGAGGAATTCCTCCGGCGCCGTGCCCGTGTTCCCGTAGAACAAGGTCTGCACGACTTCCTGATTCATCGCCTCGATGAACGCCTCCGCTTCCGACATGCGGAACGCGTTGATGTTGCCGTTCAGGAGCGCGAGATCCTTGTCCACTTCCGACCAGCACTCGAGCATCCCGGTCGGCTCGTCGACTTGCGCGGTCGTCGACTTCGACGGTGACACACCTTGATTGAGGATGCGCCACGCGACCGCCGGCAACCCGGTTCGCACCGTCGTTCGGTGTCCGGTCGGCAGGTTGCCCTCGATCCACTGCATATCGGTCAGCACCTCATTGGTCTGACTGAGCAGCTCGACGATCATCGGCACCTTGCCGTCAGGGTCCAAGCGCTTCGCCCAATCGGCGAGCGTGAGGTTGCTCGTGCCGAGCGCGGTCACGAGCCCGAAGATGCTGATCCCGATATAGAGCGGCCACTGTGACCCAGCCGCGTGTGTGCTCGTCGTCGTCGCCGCGCTGAGGTCCGTTGACATCAGCACGGCGATCAGGAGGAGACAGAACCAAACGAAACGCTTCATGGTAGATACTCCCGCGTCGGATCGATCAGGTCTTGGCGTCCACGGTTTCCCCGTAGAACACTTCTTCGGGCGTCCGCTTCTTGCCTTTCACGCCGCCCGCCGTGGTGGTGAGCCCTGGCTGATCTTCCGACATCGCTTTGCCGATCCGCGCGAGCAGGCTCACGACGGACAGCTTGTTGCCGTAACCCGACCGCGCGAGATCCCGGCGTAGGGCTTTGCCGAGCGGATCGTCGTCGGGGGCGAATTTGTCCAACACCGTTGCTACGAGGCGTTGTGTCTCCGCCAGGTGCTCGCCGCCGTAGGTCGAGTCCTTTTCGGTTTGCGAGCGGAACGCGGCCGACTGTGCCGCGAGTGCATCCGCGTGCTCCTCGATCGCCTCCTGCGCCACCTCGTTCGTCCAGCCCTTTGCACGGGCCACGGCTTCGATGTGTTTCAGGTCGTCTGCGTCGAGATATGCCTCGGCGCCTTCCGGCACAGTCAGCTCATATTTCTCCGGAGCACCTTGCGCGCCATCGCCGGCGGCCGTGCCTTCAGAGGTTGGCTTGACCTTGCCTTTAGGCTTCGTCTTCCCGCCGGCGGGTTCGGCTGCTGCCTGCCCGTCGCCGTCGTCCGCACCGGCCGCGGTCGTGCCTTCAGCCGTCGTGCCTTCCGTGGCCGCCGTCTGTCCGGTTGTCGTGGTCGTGTCGGCTGCGGGTTCGGCTGTAGCCTGTCCGCCTGCCGCTGCTGCCTTAGCCATCGTTCCGATCCTCCTCGCGCGTGTCCGTCGCGCTGGGTGTCTGCACGGCGTCGAGTTCTGCATCGTCCGCACGCTTGCGCGCTCGAACCTCGGCGATCATCTGATCGGTCAGCGCGGGATCGGCGCGCTCCAGAAACGCGAGCAGCTCGATCCCGGCGTTGCGTTGCCCTTCCTGAAAACACATCACCGATCCGGACGGATTGAACGAGGTCCGAAAGAGCCCAGTCCGTCCGTCGAGCCACGTTCCGAGAAACGCCCGTGCCTCCGGTGACTTCAGCGCGCCCCGCGCGAGGTCAGCGAGCCGGCGCTCCTGGCGGCGACGAATCCGATCGAGGGCTTGCTGCACGTCGCGATTCGTGGCGTTCGGTGGGCGACGGTCAGCCATCAGGCCCCCACCGCTGCGGCTTCCGGTGCTTGCTGCGCGCCAGCCTGTGCGAGTCGGTTGAGCACGGTATCGCCAGAGAGCGGCGCCTGGCTGGCATCCTTCGCGGCGCGTGCAAGGTTCATCGCCTGCTCGGATTGCGCGGCGGCCTGCTGTTGCTGTTGCCGCTGCGCCCGTCGTTCGCGCGCCTGCTCTGTCGGCACGATGATCCGCGGGTCCACGCCCAAGCTGTCGCCGCTGATGTCGATCGCCTGATCCCAATCGACCTTGTCGAGCACGTCCGGCACGATCTCAGCCACCGCGACGATGTCGCCGACGAAGCGCTGCTGACCGACCACGCTCACGAGTTTCTGCGCTTGCGCGAGGATGGAGGTGTATTCGACCTTGAGTTTAACGCCCTGCAACGCCTCCGGGGGGTCGGGAAAGAGCCCGTCCTCGAGGCCCATCTCGAACACGCGATCGATGATCGGGTTGTGCAGTTCGTCCTCGGCCCGTTCCAACGTCGGCCCGAGCGCGAGCAGTTTCTCTTCGTGTCTCTCTTCCACTTCGCGCGCAGTCGGCCGGTCGGCCCCGAGCCGTTCGTCGCTCGCCGCAAGCATGAGGAACAGATCCTCGTAGCACGCGCGCTGGATCCGGTAGCGCACGCGGTCCTCGTCCTCGCTGATGTATTGCACCCCTTCGAGGCGGATCTCGTGAATGGGCTTCAGCGTGTTCTGCCCCTCGCGCGAGTCGACATAGGTGATGTCCCCGCCGTAGAGGGACACCTTCTGATTGCGGAGCGAGCTCGGTCCTTGCAGCGGCGGGTCCACGGCTTTCGCGAGGAGCTGCCCCTTCCGGCGCTCCATCACCTGAAGCTGCCGTGTGTCGCCGAGGGCCATCATCCCCGGCGAGTCCTGGCCGTAGGCGTCCTCGCTCGAGGTCACATCCCACCGTGGGCACATCAGCGGGAACGAATTGAACCCGCTCTCGCGAAGGAACTTGGAGTTGTCGCTCGCGTTCTTCGCCGCGCCGCTCTCGAAGTAGCAGCTCGCAAACTTTTTGTTCTTGGACAGCGCCGAGTCCTCGCGATACGCCTCGTTCGGCGTCACCATCCAGCACACGTCGATCTTGGTTTCGTAGTTCCCGCGCTCCCAGGCTTGCTTCACCGTCTCGGAACACACCGACCAATTCATCGACCGGCCGTCTTCAGCGACGACGAACTGCGCGACGAGCTGGCGCACGCTGAGTTCATACTCACGGGCGAACGTCGACACCGTGCCGCGCTCGTCCACGGCGAGCACGTAGCTCCCGATCGGATAGACGTAGGCGCGAAAGAGATCCTTGCGGTCACGCAGGATCGCCATCGCCGCCGTCGCGAAACAGCCCATGTCGAAGTAGACGATCGGCAACACGTTGTAGAGATTCGTCGTCGCGAACAGGTTAAGCATTCGCGTCGTGACGAGGTGCAGCCACGTCTTTACTGCCGGCTGTTCGGCGAGTGCCGGGTCCGGCGTCGTGAGCTTGAACCACGGCCGCGCCGGCGAGGTCAGCCCGCTATGCAGCCCGCTCCCGAGCGTCCGCATCGCGATCCGCCCGGTGTTGTCGTTGATCTTCTGATCGCGTCGGCCGCCTTGTCGATCGCTGGGGAGGAACCGCGCCCGCCGCGGCGCGAAGTGATCGGCG